AGCCATCGCCAGCCCCCCATTCTTGCTGCGGGTCTTACGCGAGGACGGCTCCCGTGCTCTTTGCGAATGAGTCCCCATGTCGCAAGATGAGATCCGCCATCTGGAAGCTCGTCACCTCGATCATCCCGCGCTTCTTCTGCGCGTAAGGATCGACCACGATCTCCAGCGACCCGAACAGCCCCACCAGGAGATCGGCCCAGTTCGCGAACACGATGCCGTGCTCCGCCCCGGCCCCCAGCGTCTTGCTGACCTGTGACGTGCTCACCGCGCGATAGCCGGCGATGGTGCCCGTACCTCCGACCTCTAGCGTGCCCTGCCAGACGGTGTCGCTACCCGCTGCGCTGAACATCAACGTCTGGAGCAACTTCGAGGCCATCAACGGGGTCGTCACCCAACCGAGCGTGCCGAGCGTGGCATTCTTGTCCGCCACGAGCCCGATCATGTCCACCAGCACGGCATAGGTCGGCACCGTCATCGCCTTGGCCTGCACGTCCGGCGCGATATAGATGCCGGTCGGCTCGCCGGCCGTCCCCGCGCCGTGCAACGCCGCCTTATCAATCGCCAGAGCGTGAATGTTGGCCAGGTCGTTCCGCACCAGGTTCTCGATGTCCACCGTCGCCTGCGCGAGCAACTGCCGCGAGTACGAGGTCGTCGCCTGGAGCGTCTTGGGCTGCAACGTCACGAGCCCCAAGCCCGGATCGCTCGCCGTCACGTCCGCGCCGGGATTCTCGCCGACCCAGTAGGCCGTCATAGCCGAGGTCTGCTTCGGGAACGCCACCGGACCCGACAGGCCCGTGAGCATCACTGCCCCCAACTGCACGACCGCCGCGCGATTGCGTAGCAACTCGATCAACTGGCCCGGCACATCGAACACCGCCTCCGAGCCCTTGGCGAGCGTCTTGGAATCGAGGGCGCGCTTCTCGCGCTCATCCCATGCTTGGTCGATGGTCCGCAGGTCCAGCGGCACGAAGATGCCGCCGCGAGCCTGATAGGCCGCCGGCCGGTTCTTCTCCAGATGGGTGTGGACCTCAGCCTCCAACCCGTCGAAGTCCGCCGTACCATCGCGCACGCCCGCCGCGATCTTGAGCGCCCGCGCGTAGCTGTACCGGCGCCGGTCCTTCTCCGGCAGACCGTCCAGCCCGTCCGCCTTCTTCGGCGCCTCCGGTGCGGGACCCGCGGGCCGCGCATCGCCCTTACGTTCCATCAGGATGATGTGCGACACCTCGGGCACGGTCTTGCCCTGCTCCAGGAACTCCTTGGCGCGGTGCCCCATCTTGTTCGCATCGCACATGCGCTGGATTTCCGCCGCGTCGAGTCGCGCTTGCACTTCGCCGCTCACCTCGATCGCAGGCTTCTCGTCCGGCTTCGGATCGGCCGGCTTCACTTGCTCTGCCATCTTCTTGCCCCCCTCGGCCGGTTCGATTTCGACCGGATAGAGTTCCCCGCCGGACGATGCGCGGCCGATGCCGACCGTGATGTCCGCCGGTATGCTGACCACCGAGATTTCCCCCGGCTGCCAGCGCGTTACGCGGTACTTCTTCTTGCCGTTGTTGTCCTCGTCGAGCCGCATCTTGCGCGGCAGGTATCCGACCGAGATGTTGCGCCGGATGCCGTCCTCCACGTCCTGCTCCACCTCGCGGCCCCGTGCGCTGCGCGAGAACCTAATCACCGCGCGCAGCGTCCGGTCCTTGAGGTACGCCTTCTCCACCACGCCGATCTGGTCGCGCGAGTTGTGCTCCAGCAGCACCGGAGCCGCCGAACGCAGCCGCGCCATATCCACCGCGTCCTCGGTGTGGGACAGAACCTCCACGAAGTCCCCGTCCCACCCGCTGCGCTCGATTTCCGCCTCGCTGCTGACCGAGACATCCCAACGCTTCGGGCCGTCTCCGTCAGGCTCGACCCGCCGCGCGTCCATCGCGTGCTCGCGGTAGAGCATCGGTAGTTTCGCTTCAGCCATTCCGCCTCCCGTGTCCGTTGATGGCCGCCAGCACCGCAGCGCGGATCGGCGGACCCGCCGGCTCCTCATCGTCCGGCATCTCGCCAGCCGGCTTCGGCTGCCCGCCCGCCGCAGCAGCCTGTGGGCCGTCCACGTCGATCCCGTACTCGCCCGCCAGTCGCTTCTCCTCGGCGAGCTGCTCGAACACTTCCTCCACGTCCTTGCCCTGCTCGGCCAGGAGCGCCGTGCGGGAGCCGAGCCCGGCGGCGATTTCCTTCAAGCCCGCGTCGGTATCCTTCGACGGATCGACCCACGGCCAGCCGCGCGCGACCCAGCGGGCGTCGAGGAACTTGCGCGGGTCGCGCGAGTCGAGCGAGAGCCCGCCCGCCAGCAACGACATCCCCATCCACTCGGGATAGACGCGCGCGAGGAAGGCCCCGGCCCACCAGCGTTGTAGCGACCGCCACAGGTCGCGCTCGATCAAGAGCCCGGAGCGCATCGAGGAGTAGTTGACGCCCTCCAGATCGTTGGCGAGCACGTTGTAGGAGAGCCCCAGCCCGGAGGCGATCTTGCGGAGCGCACCCTTGACGAACGCCTGATAGTTGGCGTTCGGGTGCTGCGGGTCCCAGGTCGAGAGGTCGTAGCCTTCCGGGGCGAACGCGAAGGTGCCGGGGTTGGCCTCGATCTGCATCGCGTTCTTATCGTCGGCGGTGAACTCTCCCGCCTGGCCTTCCTTGCGCGTGAAGAAAGCCATCGCCGAAGCGGCAATCCGGCAGGCCGTGATCTCCGCTTCCTCGTACCCATCCAGCATGTTGAGCGCGAACATGACGGGCGCGAGCCACGTCACGCCGCGCGTCTGGTTCACGCGGTCGGGGTCGTAGAGGTGGATGATCTCGTCGGCCGGGATGCGGATGCGCTTACGCTGCGCGGGCGCCGGGAAGCCGCCGAACGGCGAGGAGTCCCAAACGTGATAGGCCGTCGGGCGGCCGTAGCTATCGACCTCGACGCCCATCCGAATCTCCGCCTTGTTCGCACCGCGAGGGCGGAAGAACAGCTCGTCCAAGTGGTCCGGGTCGATAGCCTCCAGCGCGAAACCGTGCTCGTTGTCGAAGCCCCGGTGCATGCGGACAAAGACCTCGCCCTCTTTGGCCACCGTCTCCAGCGTCAACTGCTGGAAGTCCACCATCGAGAGCTTGCCGTCCACCGTGGGCGCGCGGCCCCAGTCGGCCCATGCTTCCTCGATCCGGTCGTTCAGGAGCTTGGCGAGCCGCCCGCTGTTGTTCCGTACCTGCGCCTGGAGCTTGAAGCCCTCGGGACCGATCACGTTGACGCGGAGCAGGTTCAGGTATTGGCGGACGTAGGGGTTGTTCCGCCCCAGCTCGCGGGCGCGGGCGCGGAGGCGGCCCAGGACGTGCCGGATTTCCTCATCGGCCGGGACGAGCGAGGGATTCCAGTCAAAGGTCAGCCGGTTGAAGTCGGCCCCCTTGAAGCCCATGTCGCGGCGCATGAGCGTGCGACGGGCCGGCGTCACGAGCTTGGGCGCGCGGCGTGCGCGGCGATGCGCGGCGGCGGCGGTCTTGGTGCAGTCGGCGAACGACATGCGCGCGGGGATCACGACTCAGCCCCCGCGCCAGTGAACGTCGCCCGCATGACGAGCAGCTTGCCGGGCGTGCGGCGCTGGGCGATCACGCGCTTCAAGTAGGAGCGGAAGTCCAGCCAGTCGCGCATCCGCACCGCCGTCTTGGCGCGGTCGGCGATCTGATAGCTCTCCATGTCGCTGGTGATGCGCCCCTGGAGGATGTCGTCCACCAGCGGCAGCATCCGCTCCTCCCACGACTGGAGGGCGCCGGCCGGAGCGCTGGAGATGTCGGGGTCGATATTGACCGTGCCCTTGTCGGCCGGCGCCACTTCGCCCGCCTTGGACGCACGTTCCTCCCACGCATAGATGCCATCGGGGAAACGGAACTTGAGGGCGAGCGAGGAACCGGTAGCCTCGGCCGCCTCGCTCAACGTCACTTGAGTCGCTGAGTCAACCGTCTTGACGTAGGCACCGGAGGCGATGCCCGGCCCGGAGACGAGGTAGCCAGCCAGGACACCATCGACGACAAAATCACCCGAGGCGCGCGTGACGATCTTGGCGGCGGCCGTTGTGGCGCCGTTGGTGACGGAGACGGTGGCTGTCTTGGAGGCGGGGATAGTTACTGCGAACGTGGTGCCGCTGACCGTGGCGGCGATGCTGAAGTAGGCCCCGCCCGAGATGTGCAGGGCAAGGGTCCAACCGTCGCTCGCGGGGTAATCGGCGAACGTGCGGGAATACTTGACCGTCGTGCCGGCGTTGAAGCGGTCCGGCAGGGCGGAGAGTGTGGCCAGCGCCATGCGGCGACTTTGGCGACGCCGCAAGTTGCGTGCTAGTAAACTCTCCGGTTACATAATCACGAGCGCGCCGAGGTGTCCCTACCCCAGCGCGCCCCTGCCGTCCCTAGCGTTCTCGCGGCACCAGCCGTGGGCCGGGGCCGTCCCTAGCTTCTGTGCTAGCGCGTTCTGAAAAGCCCACGCAATCTGCCGACGATCCACCGCACGACAATGTGCAACAAGGTTTCCCTAGTACGAACAATGTAAACCATGCCGCCTACCCCCTCCCGCCGGCAGCGCCGAGCCAAAAAAGCAAATCCAGGAGCATCAGGAAGCTGATCCCCGTCAGAAGCTCCGTGTAGTCGTGCATGTCACTCACCTCCTCCGTGCGTGTGTTTGTTCAACCGCCCAGCGCAACGATGAGCGCGTACAGCGCGACACCGGCGACCAGCGCCACGCTGATGCGGGAAATCATCGCTTGCCTCCATAACGCCGAGTCGATTCCGGCAGGCTCATGTATTCATCCATCGTTGGCCCTGCGGTAGCGGCAATGCGCGCCGCTGCTTGCTCTGGCGTGTGGCAACCCAGGACAGTCTGTATCTCGTGGTCGCCAACTTCATCCGGGTCGATCCCCCGTGCATACAGTTCTCCCACGAGGTCGCCCCACGTCCATCCTTCGTTCTTCATCGTGCTCCCTCCCGTGCGCGTGTTTGTCGGGATGCGTCCCCCCGTGCTACATGGCTGCCGCCGCGTTCGCGGGATTGTAACCGTACAGTTGGAACTGTGGCATCAGGCATCACCCCCTCCTCGATCCGTCCTGCTAGACGATCTGCGCGTGCCGGTACTGGTTCACGCCGCAAGCTACTGCCCCCATCAGGTAGAGGCTGAGCATCACCGGAAGCTCAACACTTGCGGAGCGACATCTTCGCGCGCAGATCACTTCACCTCCAGCCGCGCGGCCACGGCGAGCGCGATAATGACGACCTCGGCGGCGAGCACGGCGAACAGGACGGCGGCGAACAGGCGGAGGCTACTCATGTCGTGACTCTCCACGCCCACGAGTAGCCGCACGCCCGGCACCGCCAGCCGCCGGTAAAGATCTCGGTGTTCGAGTGCTGGCACCCCTGGCCGGCGTTGCCGGAGGCTGGGCTGGGGAGCAGTTTTGACGCATCGAACACCGACTGACGCCCGGCTTCGTGCGCGGCGCGCTCGCGCTCCGCGAGCAGAGTGGCGAGAGATGTTTCGCTCGGCCGCGCAGAAAGCGGCACAGCTATGAGCACAGAGTGTATCCACGCCCGCGCGGCCTCGCGCTGCTCGTCGGTTGGGGTCACGGCTTCCTCCGCTTGGCGTGCTCCTTGAGCGCGCGGGTCAGGTAGTCGCGCAGGCGTCGGATG